GTCGGCTCGGCCCCCTCCGGGAAGATCAAGATCAACGGTGGAAAGTACCGTTGGATGAATACCCACGACGGGTACTTCACGGTGTTCGATGTCCCCATCATGACCGAGATTCCCAAGGGGACGAAGGATGCGCCGAAGGACGTGGATCGTTTGGAGCTGGAACACTACGTCATGGTCGCCCAGGAGCGGTACAACGCCGGGCACTTCGTGGCGACGTGTTTCAAGGGCCACAACGCCGACCTTCCCATCACCAATCCGGACTTCCTGGGATACGTCCTCCCCAACCGCGTTGGCCTTTACAAAATGGAGGACGGACCCAAGTGGACGCTCTTCGCGGACGTCAAGCTGAAGGAGGCCGGGTTCCAGGCGGTGATGCGTGGGGAACTTCCCTACCACTCCCCGGAACTTCCGTGGGAGAAGCGGAGGATCAGCGGCCTGGCTCTCCTGGATTCCATGCCGCCGTACTTCGAGTTTGAACTCTTCACGCTGGGTGAGGAACTCACCGAGGTCGAGCACCGCGGTCAGAGGGGTGCCTTCATGACCGTGGTCCATGACATTTCCAAGTTCCTCGAAGGAGACTTCACCATGCCCGATTCAAAATCTTGTGCCAAGTGCTCCGATTGCGTGAAGAAGGACGAGGAGATCACGCTCCTCAAGAAGCTCACCGCCGAGGCCGAAGGCCGCGCCAAGAAGCTGATGGCCGAGGCCAGCACGGCCGGGGCCATGAAGGCAGCGGCGGAGGAGAAGGAAGAGGAGTCGGACGAGGACAAGAAGAAGAAGGCGAAGAAGAAGGAGGAGGAGGAGGACAAGGCCAAGATGGCGGCCGTCCCCACCTCCCCCGCCGACCAGGTCGCGTCCAAGCCAAACCCTCTCCCGATGGAGCCGACGAGTTCAACCAAGGAGGCTAAGATGTCCATCCCCGACGCCGTCATCGCCATGTTCGCGGAGCGCGACGCCAAGCTGGCGTCCATGCAGAACACCGTGAGGCAGCTCACCGAGGACGCCGCCCGAAAGGCGGCCGAGGAGGCCAAGCGCACCCGTGTCGCGTCGGCCAAGGCCGAGCTGGCCGGGTTCGTTCTCTCGACGGACATCGACGAGACCCTGGCGACCTTCGCGGACGACGAGGGGAAGCTGAAGGTCTACGTGCAGAGCCTCAAGAAGAACGCCCAGAAGCAGCCCCTGACCTCCCTCTCGGACTTCAGCGGGCTCGGATCGGGCGAGGCCCAGAACCCCGCCCTGGCGAAGTTCACCCAGCAGGGCCCCGACGTCCTGGAGAAGGCACAGAGGTTCGCGGCCATGTTCCGCGAGAGCCTGCGGATGAAGCTCCCCCTGTCCATGACGGAGGAGCAGTACATCGACTTCAACCTGAGGAACCCTCAGTAACTAGGAGGACGAACGATGAGCGCACTCACCGCGTACACCAAGCGCCGCGCCCGCTCGGGCGGATTCAGCTGGCACCAGAACTGGCGGGTGCTCGACGCCGGGGTGATCTTCCTGGGGTCCTTCTGCGGGGTCCCGGGGAACTCCGCGCTCACCGCCGGTCGCGGCTACGCCAGGGCGTACACCAACCAGCAGACCATCCAGTGGATCGGCGTGGCGATCCGGTCCTCCTACGAGTCCGCTGCGGACCGTGACCTGAACCAGGTCACCGGCGTTTCCGCCGGAATGCCTCCGCCGGAGGTCTGGTGCGAGGGCGGTCCCGTCGTCCTCGAGCAGGTGGCGGTCACCGGAGTGTCGGCCCAGGGCGACGTCCACCGGCGGTCCGTCTACGCCTCGAACGACAACGACCTGACCATCACCGCCAGCCAGAGCCCGGCGGTGGGCCGGATCGTCTACTGGTACTCCTCGACGACCTGCGACGTGCTCATGTACGGCTACCTGTCGGGAGTGGTCATCTGATCCACCGACACAGACAAGAGATGCTTTAAGGAGGCACACCGATGCCTTCGAGCCCGATCAGCGCACTGCTCGTTCCCGGGATGCGGAGCGAGTTCGCCCTCGCCTACCAGCCCCGTTACTCGGGGATCGCCGCGGCCATCGGCGATGTCGCCTGGCTCGACGCCACGAGCGACAAGCTCCTGGAGATCTACGGGATCATCGACGCGGCGCTCCACCCGGTGCGGTGGGACCCCGGTCGAACGATCCCGACCTCCAGCATCAGCGGCACGAACTTCACGATCACGAACCGCGACTTCGGTCGCCGCGTGAAGCTCCCCCGCAACGTGGACGACGAGCAGACGGGGAACGTCGTCGCCGTCGCCCGGATGCTGGGTCAGCGATGGGGCCTGATCCCGGAGAGGATCTTCTACCAGTACATCCAGACCGGAACCGACGCGGACCTGCTCCCCGCGGTGCCCAACAGCGCGGACGGCAACGCGCTGTACCTCACCACGACCCGGTACGGGTCGTCCAGCGGCAACGTCGTGACCGCGACCGGAACCAGCACCACCCAGACGGTCATCACGGACCTCTACTCGGGGGTGCGGCGGTTCGCGGAGTTCCAGGACCAGGAGTCCCAGCCCTTCTTCGACGTCGCCGCCATCAAGGGCGGGATCACGGTCTTCTACGGGACCTCCATCACGGAGGTCATGGAAGCCGTGGCCGTCCAGACCCTCACCCACTCGGTCGTGAGTTCGACCGGGGCGGCCGTGACGAACCTCGTGATGGCCGGCTCGGTGAAGTGGAACTTCATCCCGAGCCAGAGGATCACGAACACGCGGTTGTACCTGTTCCTCCGGAACCTGCCCAACGAGCTGCGGCCCGTCGTCCGGCAGGTCCGCAAGGGCATGACGGAGGCCCAGGGGAACTGGGAGACCTCCGACTACACGCGTGACACCGGCGAGACGTACTTCCAGTTCCACAGCCGTGAAGGCTGGGGCTCCCCGAACGCTCGGGGCACCATCCGGATTTCCTAGGTAACCATTTGCCCCACAGGGGCGGAAGGAGCTGTTATGGCCAAAGGCGGGCGTTCCCCCATCAAGCCGTCGAACGTTCAGCTGGGTGAGTCGGAGAGCGTGGAAGACCAGGTGACTTCCAGCTCGACCCCGGTGGTCGTGGACGTTCCCAGAAACGAACCGGAAGGCGAAGGCCTTTACTGGTTCGGAGCCCTTCCCGCGGAAGGGATACAGGTGACCCTGATGCAACCCGCAGAGGGTCAGCCCCCGAATTACGACCGGGAGGACGGCAGGGTGGAAGTGGAAATGACCGCCATGGAGGCGTGGTACCCGAGAACCAAGGGTCAGCCTCCGATTTGGCTGGGACGGTGCCGGTGGTACCAGAATCTGGGAGTCACCGGAATGGAGTTCGTCGCGTTCTCGGAAGAGCGCGTTCGCGAGGCGGCGAACGAGTCCCGCAGCTTTCTCATGGCGTGGCCGGGAAAGATCGGGATTCTCAACGACGTTCAGCTCAAGGTTATCCTCGAATCGGTGCGGAACCACGCCATTCGCCCGAAGAGCGAGAACGTGGCCGACATCGTGAACTACCTGCACGGACACATGCCCGGGTGCCCGGGTCCGCTTCGCGGATGCACGTGTGTCAAGATCGAGGCGGAAACCCCGCAGACCCCGGAGCTTCGTCGTCGCGTCGTCAAGGAACGTTCCCGCGTCGGTGACCTGCCGATGGCGGACTTCGTGTACCTCCGGCGGCTCAAGGCGGACCTGGACCACGACCCCAAGCTCTACTACCGCTTGGCTCCGTCGATGGAGCAGTTCCTTCGCAAGCCCCCGGTTTCGCTTGCGGAGGATCTCGACAAGATGAACGTGAAGGAGGCGGTCCCCGCCGCTGCCACCGGATAGCACGGCGCGGCACCGGCGGGCCGTGTAATAGATGCCCGCAGCCCCAACACGGTCTGAGATCGAGACTTCGTGGAAAGCCGCGATCAATCTCTTCCACCAGACCTACAAGTACGGGTCCAAGAACGCCACCAACTTCCTCGCCCTGCTCGACACCCTCCAGCAGTCGATGGAAGGCGAGTTCATGTCGGAGGCCGTCTCCGTCGCGGAGGCGCTCCGGAGCAGCCTCGCCGGACTGGTGACCCGTTCGACGGCGCAGGCGCTCTTCCGCCCCTTCCTCCAGATGTACATGCGGCACGTGATCGGACGGACCGACCTCTCCTCGGATGAGGAGATGCTTCAGGAACTCTACCGGTACTTCATCGACAACAACCTTCGGGTCCAGGGGCGGGACATCACCTATGGAACCCCAACCGCTGCGTCCGGCATACACGGAACGACCCAGGTCTTGCGGTTGACCCGGGACCGGTACAACTTCCCCATCGAGTCCTGCTACGTGGACAAGAAGCGGCTCCGGTGCATTCTCGACTCCAACACCGGGGCAGGCATCGGGGGTGAGTCCTGGAACATCAAAGGGCAGACTCGCCCCAAGGACGATCTTTACCGCTCCGGCTCCGGGGAGCAGGGAATTCTCACCGGGCAAACCATCGACAGCTCGCTCTTGAGCAACCCTGGATTCAGAACGCTGGGCGGATCGGCGGGGCTCCCTGACGATATCCCGGATTGGGTGTCGTCGGTGCAGCCGGTGAGCAGCACGGTTTTCGAGTACGACTCGACCAATTACTTTCGCAGGACCATCAGCGACGGCTCCAGCGGAACCGTGTACTCCCTGAAGCTCAAGGCGTCGGTGACCCTTTCCCAGAAACTCACCGTCAAGGGAACCCAGCTGGATACCAACACCCCGTACCTCACCGCCGTGGTGTGGAACCGAGCCCTGGGTGCAGGGTCCGGCACCCTCACCATCCGCCAGGGAAACGTCCAGCAGTCGATTGCCGTCGCCGCCCAGACCGGCTGGGTCGTCTCGTGCGTTCCCACGGCTCCCACGTGGGCCTGCTGGTACCGGGTCTTTGCCAAGGACGACGTGGATATCTCGTTGCAGTGGGCGAGGTCGGGCGGGGACATCCGAATCGCGGAGGTCCTGTTCCTCCCGGGCACCTACTTCGACGGCAGCTACTACTGGGTGCTTCCGTCCAGCGTGGCGACCTACGTTCCCCCCAGGATTGACGACGAGTTCAACTGGGCGGATATCTCCCCAGACTCGATCATCCAGGCGTGCCTGGCGTTCGCGTGGCCGGGCTTCTATCTCCCGTCCAGCATCGGAAGTTCGATTTCGTTGTCCGATCCATAACAGAGAGGATATCACGATGGCGAGTGCAACGATAGCACTGAACGGGAACCTTTCCGGCGCGGTGGACTTGGGCATCTACCAGCCTGGGAACAAGATCGTCGGGTTCATCATGCCGTCCGGATGGGACGCTGCCGCACTCACGTTCCAGGTGTGCGACACCGTGGACGGAACCTTCGTGAACCTCTACGACGACAACAACACGGAGGTCTCCCTGTCCGCCGCGGCCTCCAGGGCCATTGGCCTTCGCAAGGACCAGAGCGACGTCCTCGGGCGCTGGAGGTTCATCAAGGTCCGCAGCGGGCCGGCGAGTTCCCCGGTGACCCAGACCGTGGAGAGGATCATCAAGATCGTGGTCAAATAACACCATGGACTCAACATCTTGGACGGTCATCGGTGGTATGGCTGCGGCGATAGTCGCCATGGCGGGTTTCGTCGGAAAGCTATACCACGACCTGGCGTCAATGGGAAGAAGATTGTCCGTGTGCCAAGAGGCTCGAATCTCAATGGCCGAGGAGCATCACCGGGAGGTTTCAACCCTCAAGGATATGATCCGGTCCAGAAAGAACGGTGGGAGCCATGGCCCCTAATAGTGATCTCGAAGGAATCATCAAGAGCCTGGAGGCCGGGATAAAATCCGAGCTGGCCGAGATCGTCTCCGACATCTCCGACCTGAACCCGGAGGCCATTGACGAGACGTTGCTTCAAACAGTTGAGAAAATCGTCTGTTCAGCCAGGTGCAGGCTGGAGAGGGCCAAGAACGGAGGATAACCCGTGTCGTTGGATAGCGAAGTCAAGGCCCGGTGGTCGAACCAGATTCTGGTCCAGGCCTCCAACCCCCAGAACTCCTCCCAGACGACCATCGACCAGACGAGGCTGACCAACGCCGAGACGGACGTCGAGGCGGCGTTCAAGGTCATGTGCGGGGTGGCCTATGACAATACGGATGCCCGTCACGTCATGTATGCCACGGAAGGAGTCTACGTTCGGCTCCTGGTTCTGACCGGCCAGTCCCCGAATGCAGAGTGGAAGGAATGGAAGAAGGACCTCAAGGAGGAGCTGGCGCTCGTGACCGGCCGCGACCGCATCAAGCCCTCCAGCAACTCCCAGTACAAGGTCACCCGCGAGGAACCCAACGAACTCCCACGGGCGGACAAGAGC